GGGCTTTCCTCAACGCCCGAGAATTCATCGTCCCCCGACGGATATCGGAGAAACAGCGTGTTCCTCGGGCGACACCGACCGTAGTAAAATACGGTGCTGGTCAACCGATGGGTGCCTACGGGCACTGGGCTGTCTTTAGTCTAGGTCATCATTTCCTAGTGCAATTCGCCGCATTTCAAGCAAGTGGGCGCTTAGAATGGTTCGCTCTATACGCTCTTTTAGGAGACGATATAGTTATCGCTGATGCGAAAGTAGCTGAGCATTACCTTGCCCTTCTCCGAGCCTTGGGAGTTGAGGTGGGTCTTGCGAAGAGTATCATTTCTCGAAATGGGGTCATCGAGTTCGCAAAACGGACTTGGAGGGTAACCTCAGATGGCTCCCTGGTTGACTTCAGTGGAATATCCCTTAAGGAAATTGGGGCTTGTTATACAAACCCTGACGCCTTTGAGGGACTCTTGTCTCACACGGATGTGAGAGGGCACTTCGCGGCCCTACTGAGGATCACCAGGGTACTAGGCTATGGTCGTAAGACCCGGAGTCAGTTAAGCGCTGATTTCGTGCACCTGCGACCCTATATAAAAGGAATGGCGTTACTGCTAACTCGACCAGGAAGTGTGTTTGGTATGGAGACCTTCACACAGTGGATTACTCAATTGAGTCCCACACGGCGAGGTGTCCTTCGTGAGAAGGATGACTTAGTCGTACTGGATGCGGTACGTCAATCTCTATTAGCCCGGCTAGATACTGCGATACGAAGTCGGATGGAGTACTTACGGATGCACCGAAATCCTATCTCCCTCGAGGAGGTAGATGGAAAGGTCGAAGTAAAATTCGATTCTGACCTAATGATCACACCGGATTTTCTCCGGTTTGATGGTAAGCCTGAATATCAGGCTTTCCTTAATCAGACGATTTGGTCACCATTCGTACGTAACGTTTACAAAGAAATTTGTGAGCTAATAGGGGATGTCCACCTATGGAAAGATGGAGACCCATTGACAGGGGATTTCTCCCTTGATGAGATTTACTCCTCGCTAACTCGGTTAAACGAGAGCCTGGCATCAATACCGGTGTCAGTAGACTTACTCCACCGACCCGATAGTTCTGAAAAGAAAGATCGGAAACGGAGAGTAAGAGTGCGTTCTGCATCTGTGAAGATGTGGAACAAACTGCAAGGAGTCATCCGTGGGGCGCTGGTACGTTAGCCAGTTGTCACCAGATAGACACTCAGGAGACTGGGTGGAGATGTCTAATAGGGAAGAGGGAACTTTGGAGGATACCTCACTCACATAAGAACGAGGGAACCTGTAGTCCTTAGAAGGGTATCCGAGAGGGTACCTGGTTAGGCTCGGTCAGTTAGGGCTTTGGCCGTTAGAATCGGTTCTTCACCGAGAATTGCCCCCCTTCGTGAGGGGAAACAATTATCACGGGAGTTGTGCCTCATCTCCATTGGGTAGTAATACCTAAAATGTTGGTCGTAGCCAGAACGTTATCTGCCCAGACCCAAGGTGTCCCTCTAACGGATAAGGCTTGCGAATACCGCTCTTCGTAAGGTGATTCTGTGTGGTACATGTTGTCCTGCGGGATTGCATGGAACGAGTGGATAGTGTTGGTTGAAGGGGTGTGCTCTCGTTTGAGTATACTCCGGACGCCAATTACTCCAGCTTTGGTATAAAAGGGAAACGAGCAAGAAAAGGGCTCTATGGACACTGGAAACATTCCAATGAGATAGAAATGCCTCTAATCCTTCCTTGACATCCTTAAATACGGACCTCTGTCGACCCCTACCCTGTTCGAAAGCGAAACGCCTACATCACAAGGGTGGTGTGACAGGAAGCGTGGGCTGATGGTTTGAGAAACCTAGGCTTA